ATATCTGCTTGAACTTCTCGACAAAACCACCACCTGCCTTGATATTACCAAGTGACCTACGAGAAATCATTGCTCGGAAGTCTGGGTCAGTAAGCAATGGCTCTGCCATAGCCAAAACAAGGGCATAGGAATTGTGGGTAACAATTAGGTCATCTGTTATGTATAGGTGGTCTTTATTATCAACCAATATACATTGGCACTCTGCTCTTCTAACCTTTTTAATTGATTTTATTTGCGTATGGTCACCCATTACCAAACACTCATTTTCGTATTCTTTCAAGTATGGATTTGGGACGAAAAAATTCTTTCCTTTTTTCATATTCTCGATGAGAAAACGAGTCGTTACAGTTATAGAACCTTTAAGCTCACCATCTGATGATATGCAAGTAGGCATTTTGTCAAAAACAGTCCATAGATGTTCTATACCGCATTCGCATTTTCTTCCATCAATTAGACGAAATTCATACACATCTTTCACGCCTTGCGGAAACACAGCCGTTACGGTGGCAACTCCGTCAAAAGGAGTCATCACCTTTGAGCCTACTTTCATATCGCCCATAGTCTGCCATCCGTAAGGTGTTAAAATCTTAGCGTTTAAGGGCATCTCCTTGCCTCCCCCAAGATTCCCGCCTCCGAAAACCACATCGACATTGCTACTTGCGAAGGACATTTGAAATCCTTCTTGTGGCTCAATCTTTATGTCTTTCTCTTTTACCATAATGCAAACTTAACACATTATTATTTTATACAAATAATGCTTGATATTGTTTATTGGTGTGCATTCCAATACGCTTTCTAAAAACCTTTGTTACAATATTATAAGTTTCTATATTTGCAGCGTTAATTTAATCATTTTCAAAATATATGAAGTTTACAAAAGAACAACTTTTAGATTCCCTAAAAGCAAAACTCACTGCAAACGGAAAACACCTTTCCATAAGTGAGAAAACAATCAAGAGCTTGTGTGATTCCCATTACGAACTTTTGGTTAACGAAGAGACAGAGTTAGACAGTCTCGTGGAGAAAATTCTTCCTCAGTACGTTTCGCTTAATGGCAACTACGAAAAGGATAACGCTGATTTCATTAAGAAATGGAAAGAAGAGCATCCTGACACAAAGCCTACAACAAAAGGTGAAACAACTGATAACAAGGGTGGCGAAGGCGGTGACGACCGTATAAACAAGCTTCTTAGTCGCTTGGAGGTATTGGAAAAAGCTAACAAGGAAGCACAGACTGCAAAGATTATGTCTCAAAAACGCAACGAACTTCTTTCTGCTTTCAAAGAGAAAGGTATCAATGATGAAAAATGGACTGAAAAGTACATTGCCAAGATTTCAATCTCTGACGAAACAGATGTTGAAAAAGAAACAGAAGACGCTCTTGACTTTTACAACCTATCTCACGTAAGTACTACAAGAACACCTGACAACCCACTCTCCAGTCAGGGTGACATACAGATTGATGCAAAGCGTTGGGATGCTGTTAACAAAGAGCTTGGCTTCGTTTCAAAGTAATTGAATGTTGAATGTTAATTTTTAAGGTAAAAGATTATGTTGGATAACTATTATTCAAGACATGAAGCTGGTGGTGCGGTAATGCTCGGTCGCACACTTATTCAGGCGCATGGTTCTATTGGCGGACACAGAAACGTATTCGTCAAGCTTATTAAGGGCAGTAAGAATGCTCTCTGCTATCCTACCTTTGGCGGTGTAATGAAGAATCCTTTTAAGGGTCATGCTAAGATTTACGCAGGCGACTTTGTGGAGTACACTCCTAATACAAGCGCACAGGCTGGAGCAGAGGTTAAAGTTCTAAAGTACTACGAGGTTGCTAAGGCTGCAACAAATTCAGACACAGAAGTCTTGATTGTTCGTGATGGCTATCATCATGTTCCTTTCGCAGGAGATAACATTATGATCGGTCAGAAGGATTTCACAACTAAGGCTACAGGTGTTACTGTTACCGCAGTCGAAAAGACTACTGATAGTGGTAAGGATGTTTGGAAGCTTACTCTTTCTGCAACTCTCGGTGTAGCTTTGAAGGTTAAGGATGTTCTCGTAGAAGCTGAGAAGGCTGGTAGTGCGGTTCTTCCTATGGTAACAAATCCTAATGCGTATGCTGATAAGGATATGGACTTCTTGTATGACCCAACTACAGGTGATGACGATTTCGAGGGTGCTCGCTACCTCTTTACTCCTGCTTTGGCTCAGGAAGATACCGTAATCGACCTCAACGCTATCGGTGTACTTCCTCCTGCTATTCTTGCTCTCAATAAGAGTCGTGTAAAGGGATGGTTCTGGTTCGTGTAAGTAACCAACAAGTTTTCAGGATAACATTTTTTATTGCAAATTAAAGTATTTAGGATATGCAAAGATTTGATTTTAACAACTCCGACTATGCTTCTTTTTTCCGTTCAAAGAATGGCGGTGCAAAGTTGTTGCAGTCGTATATTGATAATTCCGCAGTCCTCAACATGGACTATGGTTGGGCTTTGACACAGGGTCGTATTGCAGGTATGCCTATTCCTACAGGTCCTGATGGAGCTGCCGTGTTCCAGATGGAGTCTTACAAGCTTGAAGCTGCTCCTCTTATGGACTTGCGTGCTCCTCTTGGTGATTCATTGCAGATGGATGCAGATGGTATGGAGTTCTATACAGCTTCAATTCCTGACTTTATTGGTCGTGGATGGACTGAAAATGCAGCACAGCGTGCTTATAAGGAAAGACAGTATGAGCAATTTGGTAACGATGCAAAGATTATCGCTCGTTGGACTGCCGATTCTCTCTTGCGTGGTCTAAACCAGGCAAAGGCAACTCTTAACCTTATGACAGCCCAGTTGCAGACCACAGGTAAGATTGATTATCGTGGTATGGGTGCTGGTATCTACATTCCACTTCATGACGCAAAGATTCCTTCGGTTAACTTCTACAAGGCAGGAGAAAAGGCTTGGAACTCACCTGATTGTAAGATTCTTACTCAGATGCGTAAGATTGAAGACAAGTATCGTGAGGAGCGTGGTGGCTACAATGGTGCTCTTGTTTGGAAGATGACTAAGAAGATGTATCACGATACCTTCTTGCAGAATCCTGAGGTTATTGCTCTTTACGAGAAGTGGTGTACAGCAAACTATATCGCTTATGTACAGGGTATGCCTATCACAAACGAGCAGTTCTTGAAGTCTATCGCAGATATTCAGGGTATCTCTCCTATTGAGATTGTTGTTGAGAAGGAGCGTAACAAGACAGCTACCACCGATAAAACCGTACAGGGTTGGAAGGATAACATCGTTGTTCTTCGTCCTGCTGGCGATGCTGTTGAGTTCGAGTATACCGATTCTCTTGACGAAGCAATGCAGAAGAAGTATGGTGCTTCAAACATTGATAGTGTATTTGCTACAATGTTGCAGGGCTTGGTAAAGGTTATGAACATTACTACCGATAACGGACGCTTCAAAGAGTGGCATACTGACACAATGATGTCGGCAACTCCTGCCTTGCTCTCATTTACAAACCACGTAATTATTGATACAGCAACTGCGGAGTAAAACAACAGGCAATAACCTGTTACAATATATTGACACACTAATAATTCATTCCTTATCCTCTTATGGCGACACCAACGTTTGACATATTAGACTATCTAAGTGGTATAACAAATTTCGTATTCGACAAATCGGTTCTGAATAGGATTGCTTTAGATTGCGGAGTTAGCGAGATTACTTCTTATGTAGACCTTACTGATGAAAACAAAGATAGATGTAAAATCGCACTTTTAGAGACTATAGTCTATGGTGTGTATCAAACAGCATCTACTTCGGTTCAGCATGGTTCCTATAAGTTAAGCGTTGGTGCTCAAACCATAACTGCGGCTACGTTGGAAAGACTTAAAGCAGAGCTTCGTAGACTATACAAAAAGTATGGTGAAGACGACAAACTTGAAGACCTTAGCGCATTGGATGGTGAAGTGAGATGGATTAACGAATACGAGTAACAGCCATGTACGTAGACCGAAACGCATTACAAGAATACCCTTACCATGGTGTGTTTTACATACCAATAGACGACCTCCCTGAAGATGGTGGCTTATTGAATGATAATGGCTCGCAGGAAGAAGTTGTCCTTGAAACAATTTGTGATATTCAGGAAACAAACAAACAGTTTTCTTCGGGTGTGATAACTTCGGGTTATACCATATTCTTTCCAACTCCGACAAGAGAAAAAGAGGATGGTAGCGCAGAGGAATACATAAACGACAAGCTAAAGCCTGGTATTCGTTTCAGAGCCACAATGTACAACTTGGCTGTTGAGGGAATGGTGACAGGTGTCTATCCTACACAGATGCATGGGTGTACTGCTTACATAAAAGGAACAGATGTTTAATTAGCATAATACTATGATACAAAGGACACAACGTAGACTATCAAG